AGTCGCCTGTTTTTGTCGGTGCGCCAAACGCAGCAGCCAACCTAAAATACATCTCAGCTTTTGAAGGACCTTCATCAGACTTGTTAGTCATGGCTTTTTGCAGCATCTGATTAAAAGATTCTGTTTCGCGACTCGATGCTTGCCTAGCTAGTTTAAGCTCAGCGGCGTAATCATTGGTTGGAGCTGATTGATATTTGGCAAGTAGGCCTGCCAAATTAAGCGCAGCAGGCGCAGCAGGCGCAGCAGGCGCAGTGGGCCTTACCAAATTTGGATCTAAACTCATGCCGTAATCTTCGGCCATTTGATTTATGGTTGCCATAAAGTTACCGATTAAGTAGTGTGTTTAAACCAGCGGCGCCGGAGAATCCTGCAGCAATCTGCGACAGCGGTGAAGCTGAATACGTCTGGCCAGTGCCTTGTGAACTTTGAGAAGTTTGTGAAGCCACATTAGGAGCCATGCCTCGTACTTGTGTGCTGAGCCAGTCGAGCTGCGACTTAGGATATTGTTGTTCAAGCAAGTACTGTTGATAGGCAGAGTCCAGTTGACGCTGTGACGCTCCTTGTTGGCTAACACCGGCGGCTTCAAGCGCGGCAGCGTCGCTAATTCCCAACTGCTGGCCTTGTTGAGCCATAGAAGCCATTTGTTGCAAAACAGATTGCTGTCTAGCTTGGTCGGCCTGCGTTAATTGGCCGGTTTGTGAACCTAAACTAGCTAACAACTGTTGTTGCTGACCTTGAAGTTGGCCGGTTTGCTGGCCTGCACTCATTAACGCTTGCTGTTGAGCTTGCGTAAGTTGGCCAGACTGGCTGCCTAATTGCCCAAATTGACTTGCTCCTTGAAGTTGCTGAGAAAGTGCTTGTTGCTGAGCAGAAGAAAGAGCTTGACCTCCAGAAAGAATTGCCTGTTGTTGAGCTTGAGTAAGTTGGCCGAACTGGCTGCCTAATTGCCCGGTTTGCGATGCTCTGGCCATATCTTGTTGGGCGGCTTGCTGCTGAGCAGAAGAAAGAGCTTGACCTCCGGAAAGAATTGCTTGCTGTTGAGCATTGCCTAAACTGCCTGCGGTTGAAGCTAGTTGAGCTTGACGAGCTGAGTCTTGTTGACTTGCAGAGAGCGCTTGACCATAACCTGTTTGCAAAGCTTGTGCTTGTTGATTTAATACAGACTCGCCTGTGTCACGCAATGCTCTGCTACCAAACTCACCCATGCGCGTTCCGCCAAATTGTCCTGCACGGATAAATGAGTCTGAAACTGCAGGCAATAAATTTTCGCTTAAATTCCTTGCGCCCAGTCTTGCAATCTGATCTGTCACGTTTGCAGTGTACGGGTTCATGTAGTCATTTACATTGGCTACTGAACTTTGACCTGCTTGTTGCAAATACGGCGATGCTGCGCTTAAACCACTATTTTGCAAACTAGATTGCACAAAAGGCGAAAGCGAACGGCTTGCTGCGCCTGTATCAATGCCGCCTAGTTGAGAAGCAGATTGTTGAAAATAAGGTTGAGCTGCGTCTGCGCCGCTAGTACCAAGTGCTCGTTGCACAAAAGGCGAAAGCGAATTAGAAGCTGCACCATAATTTAAATTATCAAGCTGCCCGGCCTGCCTAGTTAAATAAGGTTGGGCTGCATCTACGCCGCTAGTGCTGAGTGCTCTCGACATGTAAGGCTGAGCAGCTGCTAACGGGTTCATACCCGCGGCTTGCGACATGTAAGGGGCTGCAGCTGCCGCGCCACCTCCGGCATTAGCCAGGCTTTGAGTGCCTGTTTGTGCAGCTGTTAAACCTGGCCTAAAAGCGCCTTGCTGAGCGCTAATTGCGTTATAGGCTTGTTGCTGTTGAGGAGTTATTCCTGCAACAAGTGATCTAGAGTAAGGCGTGAACGGCGTGTTGGCAACATTCGTTGACTGATAAATTTGGTTAAAGATTGCATCTTGCAACCATTTAGGAGTTTCAGTCGTTGAGGTAACGTAAGACGTCGCCGTCTGTGGAGTGCCTTTGAATAATGACATTTCAGACTCTCTCTTTCAAGTAAGCCAATGGCGACTTAGCGTTTGCGCTGAACTTACCCTTGGCCATTGATTTGCCTTTATGTTGGCGAATTTTAGCACGCATTTTATCTAGCTGATTGGCTCCGGCTTTTGTCGAACCGTCGCCAAGCAGTGCAACTGTTTCTGCGTCCATTACATATTCGCCGTCTGAAAGCATGGCGCTGATTGAGTCTGATCTGCCTGTACCTCCGCCTTGAGCAAGCATACTTAGCGCACCCCCTCTTGACAATTTTACCGGATCAGGCGCGTCATACATACCTCCTCCAACTTTATCCCAGTTGCGCGCAATATAACTTCCAATGTTAAGGCCTTGCATTTTAGCTGCAGCGTCGATCTCGTTGTAATTCCAATTGCGCATTGGGCGGTTAAAATATTCTTGTTGTTGTGGCGACATACGCGACACAACTTGCTGAACTTCTTCAGGCGTTTGAGCAGAACTAAACAAACTTAACAAGGGTAGCATTTGAGCCGCCGTACCCAAGTTAAAGCCGGTATTTGGCTTTGCACTAGAACTTACAGCAGGCTTGGAAGATTGAGCAGCTATCGTGTTTAGCGGTGAAACTTTAAGGCCTGTGCCTTCAAAAGGCTGCCCACTAGGCATTTGAGTTTGCCCTGCCAATGAGTAATCAATTCCAGTTTGACCTGAGCCGCTAGTCAAACCGGCAATTGCCACATCAGATGGCAGCTTGAGGCCCATGTTTCCTGTCGTGTCCGATGGCAGCTTAAAGCCCATGTTTCCTGTCGTGTCAGGCGATATGTCATAAATAGATTTGACAGGGTTTGGAACAGGCTTTGGAGTTGCAAAGCTTGCAGCTAAGCCTGAAAGCGCACCTTGCGCAAGTGCGTCTGCAGGTTTTTCTCCCATAGTCAATGCGTTGCCAAATTGAGTGCCGGCCGTTTGTAGACCTGTGCCTAATTTGCCACCTATACCGCTTGCCGCGCCGGACAAGGTATTGCCTAATGAGCTACCGACTGCACCTTGTGCTAAGCCTTTTACAAAACCCTCTCCGCTCAAAGCGCTTTGAGCTCCGCCAATTAGTGATCCGCCGATTATGTTTTGCGTACCTTGGCTCAAGCTGGTGCCCAACGCACTGTTAACAGTACCGCCTAAAGCAGAACCTGCACCGGCGCCTAAAGCCCCTCCCAATGCGCCTTTAAGTACATTGCCTCCTGTGAGGCCGGAAGTTGCTCCGCCAATAACTGCACTTCCAAGCATAGTAGCGGCTGTGCCTGATGCACCTAAAAACCCACCTATTACACCTCCTAAACCAGGTGCTAAAAAATTTAAAGCAATGGGAGCCACTATCCTAAATAGTTTTTTAAATTTCTTACGCCAGCTAAACTCTCGCAAACCTGTCTGAGGATTAATTGTTCCTGAGCCGCCGTAAGACTCAAGTACGCGTTGCTCAAACGGATTGATGTGCGCCAATTCACTATCGCCGCCGCGGCCCATGCTAGCAAGGCTGTTTAAGCCGCCTTTTGCAAAACCAGGAACGGCCTCACTTGGTTGCTGTTGCTGTTGCTGTTGCTGAACAAATTTAAGCGCAATGAGAATTACAGTCAGCGCCGTTGGATCAAATTGTTCAGGCAAGTCTTCGCGATCAATGACTTGACTTTGCACTGCAGCCTGCACAAAATCGTCATAAGAGTCTGGGTTTTGCAGCACAAACTCAAGAGAGCGAATGAGTGCCTCTACCGACTCTGCCGTGACGTCAGGGTCTTCCAAAAGCCCTTGAACGGCCTCATTGACAGCGGCTTGAACTTCTGGGTTTTGGCGAATAGTGTTTAAAATTTCTTGATTCATGATAGTGCTCCAACTAGCCTTTCGGCCCATTCTTTCCAATTGTTAAAACCGTAAGGGTTAGGTAGATTGCGACCGATAAAAGTACTATTTAAAAACTGCACAGCCCAGTCTTGCCAACGACTAGGGTCTTGTAGCCGACCAAAAGAGCCGTAAGGATCTAAGTCAATAATTACTTGTGCCGCCCAGTCAAGAAGCTCCATGCCATGGGGACGTGTAATGGCAATCATCCAAGCACCGTTTTGTCGCCGGTCTCAATGTGACCGATAATCTGACCCATTTGGTAGTCGCCATACAATTCGTTGGATTCAAACCTAACACGCAGTTCTCGACGTTGCTCTTTGAGAACAACAATTTGCTCAAACGGTTGAGTTGCGGTTTCAGGGAATGTAAATGTGCGGCTTATTATTTCAGGCGCTCTGGCGTTTGCTCGGCCTGTGATTTTTAATGTCATATCGCCTGACTGCACAAAATCAGGTTCAATTGTAGAAATGCGCAAATAAGCATTTTCTCCTTCTACCACTGCGGATAGATCGGCCGTTTCAAAATAAGATTGAATTGGTTGAGCAGATATACCGTCAATTGCGTCAACACCTTGCTCGTGCACCCACGTACGGTAGCCACTGGCGCTCGTAATTGCATCGACCATAATAGGTGACATAAAAGCGTTGTTATAGCCTCCAGCGGACCTGCCTGATTCTGGCAATGCAGTGTCGTACCATGTATTTTCACGCACGTTGTATATGACTGCGTGTGTGCACTCGGTTGCATCGCCTCTTGGATAGCACCACCAGATTTCACCAAACCTTGGGACTTTAAAAGCAAAAATTTTGCTGTATTGGTTGGAGTTTAAACCTTCAAGAAAATAATTGATATTCAGTTGGTTTGGCACATCGCGCACTACGCCGTTAAACATTAAAAACCGGTCCGTACCGCACCAGAAAAATACACCGTCGTAATCCACAACCGAATCGGCTGAGATTATGGACGTGTCGGTTGCAATAACGTCAAATTGAAAAATAGTAGACCCGCCAGTAAAGGTTGCGCGAATTACTGCGTCATATGCCCAAAACAAACCTGCAGGAGCAGTGCCGCCTCCGGCGCGCAAAGGCATACCTTTGATAATCTTTTGACCCCAAACCCGGGCAACGCCTGAGCCTGAACCGGTCAAATCTGTAGGCAAACCAGGCACTGACCAACCCACTATGCCTGCAGTGCCGTAATAAAACAAATATGGGTGCAGAGCCACTATTCCGCCGGTTACGTTTGCCCCTGCGGGCAATGCAATTTGAGTTAAGGCAGATGTAGTTAGCATATCGCCATAAAAAATTTGACCGCCTGTATCGTTACACGCGCAAATGCCGTTTGGAGCAACGTGCGCTACTAAGGCGTTATACGAAGTTGAGCTGTCATGGATGGACTGAAACATCCAACGATTTGCGCTGCTTGCAACCAAACCTACCGGGGTTCGATTTGAAATTACACTTGAATTTTTGCTAGCGTCTATGGTAAAACGCTCAAGAGTGTTTGGCCCACCGCTGTGGCAATATTGCAAAAGCTGTTGAGTAAAACTTATAAAGCCGCGTGATATTTCGGATAAGTATTTTGAAATTGAGCGATACCCGCCAATTTTACGTGGCAAACCCCGCTGAAACCTAACCCACTGGCCGTCAACGTAAAAGTCACCTTCGTACTTTGTACCGTCACGCTTGATGCCTGGATTAGACTTCAGGATTTTAGTAGGCATGCTTAAAACGCTCCGCCGATTACAACGCCTGCCGGAGCTATTCCTAACGCAGCGTATGCTGCAGCAGGACTTGCAGCCGTAAATAAAGCATCGCCCACGCTGCTTGCTCCTAGGTTAATACGTGCGCTGCCGGCTGTAGTTGCGCCTGTACCACCGTCGGAAATTAAAATGGGCACCGCAAGTCCACCTGTATCAGCGTTAACTACATTTGTACCGTCACTATACAAAATAGCTCGCGACCCGCGTGAAACAATTACACCAGTGCCTAAAGAAGTTTTGACAGTAAACGTGTAATCGCCTGTAGTGCCATTGCTAACCCAATATTGCTGGACTGTAGTCGGGACAATGATAACGCGGTTACCGGTTAAAACCCCACTAAAGCCGTAAGCAATGCGGTTTAGTTCGGTGCCTGACAACGTGTAGTTGCCGGTTCCTGCTACAGCAATTGCAGTATAGTCAAAAGCAAATATAGCCGACCTGCCAAAACCAATTGTAAAAAATGCACCGCCATTGCAAGCAATGATTGCTGAATCGCCCGGTTGGAATGAAAGTGTTGCACTTCCATCAATAAGTACAGTGCCGCTAGGGTCTGCAACTATTGCTCCTGAGCCTGCATTTTTTAAATACAAAAACCAATTATTGCCAACCGTAGTTGCGGCAGGTAGAGTTAGCGTACCGCCTGCACCAGTCCAAACAAACATTTGCGCTCGGTCATTAATGCCTGACGCATAACTGCTGTTGAAGTTAGTAATTGGCACAGACTGCGACAACAGCGTACCTACGGCAACAATACCTGTTCCAGCCAATGAAGATGCGTTAACGCTTGAAGTAGTTGCACCATATTGCAATGCAACCCAAACGCCGGCAGCAGTTGTATTGTCAGACAAATAAATTTGCCAAATGGTGCCGGGTGCCACGGTTACAACTTGAACGCCTACCGCGTTTATAACTGCAAATGTTTGACTGCCTAAATTGTTGAACAGGATTGTTTGGCCTGTTCCTGTTTTATTGGCCGGCGGCAATGTCAGTGCTAAACCTGAAACACTGGGAGTCACACCCATTATTTTAGTGGCCAGGTTAACGCTTGTAGAAGTTTCTTCTGGCCAGCTAAGTGTGATATTGCTTGTCAGTGCAATATCACTGTAGTCAACTTCACTTGGGTATATGTTTGCGCCACCAAAGACGTCAGTATAAGTTGTCATGCTTCAGTCCTTTGGGCGCTGCGGTCCATTATTCGTTTTAGGTCCTCGCCATTGATTGCATTGGCTGCGCGTTCATACAAACCTTGCCAAATGGTAATGCGTTCGTCTTTCTTAAGGAATGGAGTGGCTTCAAGCAAAGTGGCGTAAAGCAACGCGTCAGGGATGTACTCTGTAATCCAGTTAGTTTGAAAGTCTTCACCTAAAAACCTAGGCTGCTCATAGTAAAGAATTTCAAGTTTTTGCGCGCTTGCCGGTGTTGGCGTAATTAACCAATGTTGATAGTCATAGTCTGCATAAAACTGAGGCTTTGCGATTTGATCAGGGTTTGGCCAGTAGTTGCGGCAGTACTCATAGTCTCGCGCAAAAATAGGTACGTTGTCAACCAACATGCTAACAGTATCGCGCCAACGATCAGGCTTAATGTAGACAGACACGCCTGCTTGAAGTGGCGTAGAAATAGCGCGAATAAACCCAGTGATTTTTAAATCACGAGAAACTCGACGCTCTGCCAATGTCACCAGACGCGGCAACTGCTCGTAGACTATTTGGTCGCTCTCAGCGGTAAAACCACGCTCAAGATAACGGCGAACGTCTTCGAGCAGTGACGTGTATGTCATGCTATAGCTCATTGATGCTCCATAAGAGATTTAAGCAGCTGATGCAGCATGCGCCGAATAGTCAAAATTATAACTCTAGAATCTGCATTTACACTTAATTTATAAAAAGCACAATTTTATGAGCTAAACAGCACCCAACCAATGCAAATGCCAATGCAAATGCCGGTAACTAGGAGCAGGGCGCAGGGTGTCACGCTACGCCCTTAATTTTCTCAAGCGTGCGCAGACCGCCAATGCCCAACATGCCGAGCAGGACGGTGGACATCTCAGTAAAGTCAAGAACAGGCAATTCGATGGGATGCCCGAACGCCGCCAATCCAAAAGCCAGCGCCGGGGCAACTACAAACTTGTACGCAAATGCAGCGCCGCAAGTCCAGCCGATAAACGGTCTCCACCCAGCTACAAAAATGCTGCTGCTAGCCGCCTCAACCCGGTTTATGTCAGTCTGCGCCGTCATTTGCGCCAGCTCCCCGGCTTGCTGCATTTTTAGCAGCTCAAGTTTTGCCGCGTCACGTTGTGCCGGGTCAGGCCATAAACGGTCAATCAATTTACCGCCAATGGCTAGCGTTGCTGAGATAGGGTCGAGCGCCATTTAGTTCTCCAGTAGATTGGTTGCTACGCGACGCGCCCAACCTTTGCCGAATGCAGGCCAGGTGTGCAGGTTAGTCATAAACATAAGCCGCGCACCGTTGAAACGTGCCGCTAGTTTTGGCCCTGTCGCAAAAGCCGCCGCGATTGTTTTAGGGCCGATTACGCCATCGTCTTTTACGTCCACGGCACGTTGCAGCCATTTGGTTGACTGAGACACGCCACTGTTTACAGCGCCGTCGAAAACATCAAAGCGCACGTCATCAGGCAGCTTGTCAGCGCTGACGCTATCCCAGTAGTTTTTGCGGTAGATGGCTTTTGCGGTGTCCAGCGAAAGCTCTTTCATTGGCCCGGTGTAGCCGCTTGCTACCGCTACGCGCTTGGTCACGCCGTGGTTTGTCTCGCCGCCAGGGTCACGCGGGTCGTTGACGTAGCCGCCTTCATGACCGATCATCTTTTCAAACGCCTGATCGAAGTTCATATTGACTTCTTCCCTTCCTCATAGCCCCAGTTAAAAAATTGCCTAGCCATGCCTTCAAGCTCTTTATCTGTCCAAACGCTGCAACCTTCCACCGCACACGCTGCTCGTTCCTTGTCGTCCATTTGCACGCCCGCAAAACTAGCGCAGCCAGACAACAGCAGAACTAGCAGGTACTTCACGTTTTGTTCTTCCCGCCCACAACGCGGCTAATTTCGTTAATTGACTTCTGCAAGTCCTTGATGTCGTCTTTGATTTCGCGCAGCGTGTCTTTTTGCTCTGACTGTCTCTCAATGACTTGCATACGAGCCGCGTTAGACTTTTCTTCCAACACACTAATCCGCTTGTCAAGCAAACCATAGGCCGTCATTACGCTGACCGCCATTGCGACAAACGTCAAGACATGCCCTAAATTAACTGTCGGGTCAAAATTAAACCGCTTACGTTCGTCAGCCATCTATTTCACCTATTAAAAACAGTACAGAAATAGCCTACGCCGCCGCCCGCTATCGTGACCACAGCATCCCAGATGTCAGGCGTGTGGCGATCTTTGTGAACGAGGTCGTAGACTTCTTTCCCGACAGCAATAAACCCAACCGCAGCCACGGCAATCTGCGCACCAACGAACGGTAGGCAGACAGCGTAAAAAACTACCCCCACCGCAAAGTGCATGACCTTATCAGGCGGGATAGCGTTTAGCCGCTGGAGCATTGACGCGATCAAAGTCATGGAGCTTCTTCTGCTGGCGTTTCTTCAGGTGCTGGTACTTGCCCCGCTGCCTGCTTTTGGATTTCAGCAATCAGTTGGAAAGTTTCTTGGTACGGCTTGCTGCCAAGGTATCCAGCGATAGCGTTGACGAGCTCTAGGGTGAGGGTGATTTGGTTCATGGGTTGCTCTTACTCAGCGGCGTTTTGCAGCGGTGTCAGGTCTTCAGTCGTCCAATAATCTTTAGCCAGCATACCGACTAGATGCTCTTGATTGCGTGCCAACGTGCCTGTCTCTTCAGCATTCAAAACAGGTTTTGCTTTCAGCGCGTTAATCAAGTTCACACTGTCCATAGCTGCGGAATAATGCTTAGCGATTTGCTCAGGTGTGGTTTCAATAATCATGGGTTACTTTCTAATGCCGTGAGGCGGGTTGTGAGAGATTCAATAAGGGCTTGTTGCTCTTGGATAGCCTTGACCAAAACAGGAATCAAAGCGGTATCAATCATCCGCAGTTTGTCTGCGTCTTCGTTGTCAACAATCACAGGGTTATCACCCTCAAGCGCCAGCACGTCCTGAGCTTTAAAGCCGTAACGCACACCGCCATTGGTTTCTTCAGAGTCCCGTGCAGTACGGAATTGATACGCTGTGGGTTGCAGGGCTTTAACAAATTCCAATCCGTGCGGCACAGGTGCAAAATTAATCTTGTCCCGAGCATCTGACACCACTGTCCAAGCTACTTGGATGTAGGCATTCGTGACACCTGTAGACCCCATGCAGAACCGATTGTTTTCAGTAGTCGGGTTAAAGACTGGAGCGTAACCGCCTCCTGAATTTAATGGGTTAATTGCCGTATTACCACTGCCAGTGGTGTTGCTGGAGAGTGCGTTCAACCCACTAGCTGTGTTGCAGATGCCTGTGGTGTTGCTCTGGAGTGCGCTTTTACCCGTAGCTGTATTTTGAAAGCCTGTGGTGTTGCTCACGAGTGCGCTTCCGCCGCTAGCTGTGTTGTCGCTGCCTGTGGTGTTGTTAAAAAGTGCGCTTTGTCCGCTAGCTGTGTTGTTAAAACCTGTGGTGTTTAGGACGAGTGCGTTCACCCCGACAGCAGTATTTTCAGCGCCTGTAGTGTTATCCCGAAGTGCTTGAAGCCCGCTAGCCGTGTTGTTACCGCCCGTGGTGTTGCTCAGGAGTGCAAACGCTCCGCTAGCTGTATTGCTGCTGCCTGTGGTGTTGTTTTGAAGTGCGCTTCGTCCGCTAGCTGTGTTGTTGTTTCCTGTGGTGTTGTTAACGAGTGCATTCAACCCGTTAGCTGTGTTGCTAAAGCCTGTGGTGTTGCTCTGAAGTGCGCTGACCCCGCTAGCTGTGTTGTTAGCTCCTGTGGTGTTGCTGAAAAGTGCGCTTACGCCGTTAGCTGTGTTGCTGTTGCCTGTGGTGTTGTTCGCAAGTGCTTCAAACCCGCTAGCTGTATTGCTGCTGCCTGTGGTGTTGAGCCGGAGTGCGTCACGCCCGATAGCTGTGTTGTTAAAGCCTGTGGTGTTGGCAACGAGTGCGCTTAGGCCAACAGCTGTGTTGTTGCTGCCGGTGGTGTTAAACGCGAGTGCCTGATAGCCACTAGCCGTGTTAAAGCTGCCCGCGGTGTTTCTTAGTAGTGATTCTGATCCGTTAGCTGTGTTGAAGATGCCTGTGGTGTTCTGTTGAAGTGCGCCCGTACCGGTAGCTGTGTTGTCGAAGCCTGTAGTATTAAGCGCGAGTGCGGTATGTCCGCTAGCTGTGTTCCGGCTACCCGTGGTGTTGTCGCGGAGTGCAAGGTTCCCGCTAGCTGTGTTACTGCCGCCTGTGGTATTTGCATTCAAAGCACTCGCACCCACTGCGGTGTTATCTCCTATTGCTCCACCGCCTTTTCCTACTCGCACGCCTGATAGGGTTGCGTCGGTTGTGGAGGTTACTGTGCCTGTTACTGCTAGGCCTGTGGGGGAGAAAACGCCGTAGTTTGCACTTTGCGCTGCATTGCGGATGGTAAGTGTGTCTGTGCTTAAAAAAGCTTGTTGTACACCCGCAAGAATATCTAAGCCCTGCGCAGCAGAGTTGCCGCTACCTCTCATGATTATGTTTGTAAACACGGCTGAACCCGGCCTCATGTCCAAGGTCGTATTCGCGGCTGTTCTAGCTAGCGTCAAGTTACCGTCAGTTGTCGATATTGCACCACTCGCATTAACAGTAGTGAACGAACCCGCTGCCGGTGTCGTAGCGCCGACAGTGCCGTTAATGTTTATCGAGGCCGTACCCGTCAGGTTTGTGACGATACCGCTGCTCGGAGTTCCTAGGGCTGGGGTTACTAGCGTTGGGCTTGTGTTTAGGACGTTGCTGCCGGTGCCGGTTGAAGCAGTTACGCCGGTACCTCCGTTTGCAACTGCCAGCGTGCCTGACAAAACTACAGCGCCTGAAGTGGCAACGTTTGGTGTTAAGCCTGTTGTACCGGCTGAGAAAGTATTTTGTGCAGCCGCTTTAGTTGCCAAAACTTGCACAACACCGGCGTCATCTTTATAAAACAATTTGCCATCAACGGCATTGACTGCTAACTCAACTCCGTTTGCGTCAGTGGTTAAATTAGCTGCCGACGGAACACTAGCCGCGGTAGTGCTTCCGTAAGTCAAGATAGGTGTAAAATTGTTTTGTGCCATAATTTTTCCTTAAAAAGCTCCGCCTCTAATGCCGCCTGTGAGTGCTGAGGTTGATGGATTTACAGTAATTCCTGATTGTACTAATTGCGATAAATTTCCGCTAATTGCAGACACAAAAGTAATGTAATTAATAGCGTTAGCTGAGCTTGCAGTGATACTTGTGTTTGTAGCAATTGTCGCAGTAGCTGCGTTGCCTGTAGTATTTTGATTCCACGTTGGTATTGTACCGGTTAATCCGCTGTAAGGAACATTAGTAGCAGTGGCTGCATTACCAGTAGTGTTCTGATTCCACGTTGGCACTGTGCCGGTCAATCCACTGTACGGAACGTTGGTAGCAGTAGCTGCATTACCAGTAGTGTTCTGATTCCACGTTGGCACTGTGCCGGTCAATCCACTGTACGGAACGTTGGTAGCAGTAGCTGCATTCCCGCCAATACTCAAACCTGCGGCTGTGCCCGTAATATTCGTACCAACTAACGCTGATGGCGTGCCGAGAGCTGGGGTTACAAGCGTTGGGCTTGTGGCAAATACGGCTGCGCCTGTTCCAGTCTCATCGGTAAGCGCCGTAGCTAATTGTGCTGACGTGAACGACCCCAGGCTTGCAACGTTACCCACGGAAGTTACTGCACCTGTGAGGTTCGCGTTGGTAGTTACCGTGGAGGCGTTAGTAGCCGTAGCTGCATTACCCGTAGTGTTCTGATTCCAAGTTGGTATGGTGCCGGTTAAGCCGGTGTACGGAACGTTGGTGGCAGTGGCTGCGTTGCCAGTAGTGTTCTGATTCCAAGTCGGCACTGTTCCTGTCAAGCCTGAGTAGTTTACATTAGTAGCAGTGGCTGCATTACCTGTAGTATTTTGATTCCATGTAGGCACTGTGCCGGTTAAGCCGGTGTACGGAACGTTAGTTGCAGTGGCTGCGTTGCCGGTAGTGTTTTGATTCAGCGTTGGAATGTCGGTTGCAACAATTGCTCTAAATGTTGGGTCTGCAGAACCACCAGAAACCGGACCTGAATAAAATCGGCTGGCAGGGACAGGAGCAATAATAACTGCTGAGCCCCAAGTTGGTGAATCAGCTCCGCCTGAAACAAGAACTTGCCCAAGGGAGCCTGCAGGGCTGACATACATGCCGTCTGAACCCGACCAAATTACGGCACCAGGATTCATCGTCAAACTGCGAGCCGTGCCTCCATTGGCCAATCCCAGCAAACCGTCAACCTGATTAGTGTCATCTGACAAATCAACAGCCGGGTGTCTATGGTCTGCTCTGACCACGTTGGTAGATGTGCCGGCAGAACCTGATTGAAAACTAGACAAAGACGCGGTATTGGATAAGCTAGCAGATAAAGTAACGTTAGCATTTAACGGTCCGCCTCCGGTCAAACCTGAGCCGGCAATAACCTGCCTAGTTTCAGGCACGTAACCAGCTATTGTGAAAGGCACATTACTTATAGCGGTAATCTGACCTTGAGCGTTAACGGTAACTTGCGGTATAGCGGTGCTGCCTCCGTAAACTCCTGATGTTACGCCTGTAGGAGCAATTAAGCTTGAAGTCACACCGCTTTGAGCTATGCTGAGCGTAACGTTGTTTAGCAACTGACCACCACCACTCAAACCGGTGCCTGCAATGACCTGGCGGCTTGTTGGAACGCCTGCAACACTCAGCAAATCACCTACGCGAATTTTATAGTTATTGCCTTCATAGACAATCATCATCAAACTGTTTTCGTCCGCCACCGGGGCGACTTGCA